TCTCAATCTCATTACCGTCAAAATCGGTTTTAATCATGCATATCTCTATGATACGATCTGATGATGTACTTATTCCTGTGGTTTCTAAATCAAACCAAACTATATTTTTCTTCATACTATACTTTTTAACCTTGTTATTATTATATTTTATATAGCTAAAATTGAAGTTAGTTTTAAGAATTTATAAACTTTTATTTATTAAATAGTGTTATCAGGATAGTATTCGTCATATTCGTCAACCGAAGGATTCGGTTTATTAAAATACTTTTTAATGTATAATTTGAGTAATCGTAACACTGGTTATTGCCCTGGTACTGAAACTTCTAGTCTCATGGTTTGTATATTTGTTGGTAAGCTTGTAATAGCATTTTCTAATCTTCCTAGAGTAAGATTTAATTTTTTCATTACTGGATCTCCACCACCTTTTGATCCTTTAGGGCCTGGTGTTGCACCACCTTTATCAGTAGCAGATTTTTTGAATATTTTATCTAAAACACTTTCTCCATCACCAGCAGCTGGCTCAGCCATCATATCTCTGATATCTTCAACTGCTTTTGCTAATGCTTTATATGCGCCTTTATCTTCTGATAGCCTCGCACTTGATTTAAATAAATCACCAAACGCAACAGTTTTCTCAATATCTATTTTATTAATAGAATCTGCAATTTTACCAATACCGTCTGCTGCTTTATCTAATAATCCTTTTTCTGCTACATCACCTAAAGTTACAATGAATGTGGAAAAGTCTTCTAATTCGCGAGATATAAAAGGGTTGGCTGAATACAGATCACTAAACGCAGTTCCAATAGAAGTTAATAAAGTTCCAATAGATGCTGCAACAACTTCAGGTTGAAAATCTCCACTGAATGCTTTTAGTCCACCTGCTATATCTGTCAATGCAGATCCTGCACCATCTACTGCATCTATACCTTTTGCTACTTTATTCTCATCCCATGATATAAACCAATTACCGTCCTCTTCTTCCATACCACCAATTGAAGCAAATGCTCCACCGACCATTCCTAATACACCTTTAATTTTACTAGCCGTTGCATGTGGATCTTTCAAACCTGCAAATGCGCCTAATGCATTTCCTATTTTTTCCAATTCACTACCAGCACCTTGTACTGATTGTATACCTTCTTGTACTTTATTCTTTTCAATACCAAGTAAAGATCCCCAAAAACCACCAGCCTTTACATTACCTTCATCAGCAACCGCTGCGAACGCTTCTTGTACAAAACCTACTGACTTAGATATAGCTTCTCCTACTGTTTGAAAATCTACTTCTGCTTCTACTAACTTCTGAAATGCAGTTAATCCTTTAGCAATACCAGTTAAAGCACTACCTGCGCCTTGCACAGAACTAATACCTTCAGCTACTTTATTCTTTTTAATTCCAAACAGAGATCCAAAGAATCCACCTGCATCAGTATTACCTGTTTCAGCAACAGCGGCAAAAGCTCTTTGTATAAATCCAACCGTTGTAGATATAGATTCACCTAATACATTAAAATCAACTTCTTTGTCTACTAATTTTTGAAATTCTGTTAATCCTTCGGCTATACTAGTTAATGCTTTACCTGCACCCATAACAGAACTAATACCTTTTTTAGTTGCATTAGGACTAAATGCATTTCCAAATACCGCACCGAATATTCCAGTTGGTGTTGCTGCTTCTCCACCAGCCTGAGCAAATGCTGTAGTAATTCCTGATAATACTGTTGCTAATTGTAAACTTTGATCAGAAGTCCAATCTAATTTTTGATATGCCTTTAAGCCTTCTGCTAATTTAGTTAACGCCATACCTGCTGCGCCAAACCCTACTGCTGCCGCGACCATACCACCAGCATCAACTGTTCCTACGATTGCACTACCTATACTACTAAAAAATCCACTTACACCACCTTTACTAGGAGGTCCTATAAATGCTGCTTTTACACCAGCTAATGTAGTTGTTAATTTAAGGGCGTCATCTTGAGTAAAGTCAACTTTTTGCATTGCCTTTAAACCTGGTGCCAATTCCTGTAATGCCAAACCTACAGCACCAAATGCAGCAGCACCTGCTACGATTGGTATTACACCAAGACCTGCTAAAGCAAATACTCCACCTAAGGCAGTAAGTACACCTGCTTGTATTCCAATATCTCCTAACGTAGTATCTTTAGTAGCTTCTGCAAATGGAGTATAACCTAATCCAAATACAACTAAACCAACTCCCATAAGTAAAAGCGAAAGTGCACCTTGTGCTATTAAGCTTAAACCTGCACCTAATAAGGCTACAGCTATTCCTAATCCTACAAGTATACCGGCTTGCATACCTACTGCTTCCAACGTTGGCGCAGTTTTGGCAACGGTAAATGCAAATACTGCATAACCTAAACCGAATATAGCTAAACCTACTCCCATTAATGCTAATGCTACACTACCTTTGTTTATCTGTTTTGAAAATACCCCAAGTATAGCTACAGCACCACCAACTAATATAAGTGAAGCAACCATTCCTATTAATATAGCAGGCTGCATCATAATAAAAAATGTAGTTAATGCAAATACAGCTAAACCAAGAGCAAATGATTTTAATGCATCACCCATCTTATCTAATGACCTTGCACCTTTATTAATTGGTTTTGATAATTTCCCTAATAAAGCAAGAGCTCCTCCTACTAAAAGTATACTAATAATTAAAAATGGAATAGCAACTATACCAACGATAGCAACTAAACCAGCTAATGCTAATCCTTTTGCAAATGAAAACAACGAACTCCCCATAAGGTCTAATGTCTTAGCACCTTTATCTACTGTTTTTGATTCTTTACCTAATTCTGAAAATATTGGTGTAATAGCTTTGATAGTTACACCTAATAATTTTATTCCTATAAATGCTATAGGTAAAAGAAATGTTGCTTTTACTAAGCTTACTGCAAATTTACCAATAGAATCTGATATTATTTTGAAAGACTCGGCTCCTTTTTTTACATTAGAACCATCAAGATTACCCATTATTTCATAAATATCAAATAATGCAGTTTTAAACTTTTTAATAGCACCCTTTGGAACTATACTAAATAATAACATACCGGCTGCCATCGTCTTAGCACCTGCACCTAATAATCCTAATGCCTGTGAACCTTCTTTAAACCCTTTAGCATCAGCACCTTTAGCATCGCCGCCTGCAGGTTTAGCTGTGGCACCGGCTGCACCAGCAGCACCATCTTTAGCAGGTGGTTTTTTAAGAATAAGCTTTAAGAGTTTTGTCTGAGTTCTTAATTGTAATAACATTGGCAAATCCAAATCCTCACCAACACCTGTACTAGCAGAAATAAGTAAATCTAACTTTCTTAAAATAGCCTCTTCCGCCTTCAGCTGAGTACCTAATACTATATTTATAGCATCTAATGATTCTGCTGATGATTGTGATGTAGCTTGAATCTTTGTTAATGGATCCAATAAGTCTTTAATAGTTGCGACAGCCATTTAGATTTTATTTTTTAAAATTTAGGCATGGACATATTTGGTAACGCAGGCATTTTATAAGAACTTAAACTCTTTTGAGCCTGTGAATTCATCCCATCCATATTGTATTTATCCGTTGTGTCTTTAGTATTTTGCGCATCTTGCTTATTACGATCTTTTAATAAATCATTAAAGATTTCTAAAGTATACTCGTACTCATAAAAAGGAAGCAAATCCAGCTCAGATGGCTGGAGATGCAACTTTTCTAATAATAATACTCGAACTTTAAAGAAGTTCAGTAGAGATATCTGGAATAAGGAAGAGAGCCTTGATACCTCCGGGAAACGTTAGAGGAACAGTGACCTCCTCACTGCAGCTTTTACATGGAAATACCATCTCCGGTTTAACACCGATTTTCATGTCTTCAGCTAACCTGTAGACAATTGTATATTTTGTTGAATCCCAACCCTGAAAGGATGTAATCTTAGCAAAGATATCTTTTTCTGTCCAACCTCGCCATTCTCTTTGTAAGTAAGGTAAGATAGCTAGTGTAGATTTATCCCAGTTCTTGTTATTCTCTTCTCTATCTCTGATATAATCAGTTATAGCTCTCATGATACCAATAGTTGGAGGGGCCATTTGAATAACTCCATAATTTTTAGTAGCAATAGAATAACATCTATCACCAGCATCGTAATACTTTTCAAATTTTTCTACAACAGAATTAAATTGTAAATTACTAGTTCTTAATTCTACAGCTTCTTGAGATTTACACATTGACGATTTACATGAATTACCGGAAACTGGCATCATTAATGTATGCTCACCAGTTTTAAATGTTAATTCTCGAATTGAAAGTATCAAATAAATTCTATCTTCTTCAAGAATATCTTTATAAGAACCTCGCTGTGTACCATACATTACTTTTGAACATGATATTACAAGATTATTTAAACCTTCATCAACTTCTCTTAAGTTAGCTTCATCTATAGTAGAAAAATTTCTAATTTCAGCAACCTTAGCAGGTCTGATGTGAATTTCAAAATCATCTCTATAAAATTTACCTCTAGATGGAAAACTGTTAAGATCTAAACGCGTATAACCTACCATTGCATTTAGTCTTTTAATTTCAGGATCATCTGAAGTAACTTTATTCATCTGTCTATTAGTATCAACTTTACCTAATGTTTCTACTACAGGATTTGGAGTTTCGGTAGCCTCTACCTGAACGGCTTCAGCATTATCTTTATCGAATTCCTTTTGGATATTATCTTCGTGCTCTTTTGACATCTTTTATTTGTTTTTTATTAATTGTTTTTCTGGTCTATTTTCATCAACTATATGTTCTACTATTAATTGTCTAACATATCTTGAAATAGCAACAGGCTTTATTCTGTTTTCCATTGATTTTTGTATGATTATAGTATTAAGGCTATCTTCATCTTCAGGTGTTAACAACACTTGTAGTTTTTTAGTAAGTCGTTTTCTTTGTGGAATAAGTTCTTGGACAGTTTCATTAAATCCATATTTAGAGTTATCAGATTTATATTTGTTAATCCAATATTCTACTCTTTTTAAAACATTACTTAATGATTGGTCTTCTGTAAAGACTTCAACTACTTCTCGTTTAAAAGACTTAGTTCCAAAATCCTTAACTGCACGTTTAATGTATTTCCCAGTTCCAAAGTTATTAGGGTTATCATTTACTGAATAACCGATGTAAACTCTGTTTGTTTTTTCTTGTTGTAATTTATAGATAATCATGTTTCTATATTATATAATTTATATTATATATTAGGGTGAAGGCAAAAAAACTGGGAATGCTACTAAACAATCCCAGTTTTAATTTAAAATAATTATATTAAGCCCCTACGTTCTCTTCAACCCAATGATCACAACGATAAGTCATTGATAGTTGAGCAGCGTCTGGTGTTGTATAATTCAGTTCATCGATAAAATCCATTTGCTGAGTTGGAAATACATCTTTAAATGTAATCTTTCTGAAAATGTCTCCTGCTCGGTTATACTGAACAACAATCATACTACCTACGTAATCTTTCTTTAATCCCATTTCACCAGTTAATGGATCATAGATTATATTAGTCCAATTACGGAATGTATTATAGATATAGTTCTCATTAGCTTCATTCAAGTTAAGACTGAAGTTAAGAGTTAGATCAACAAAAGTTTGACCTGGCATACTTGCAAATGATCTATCTGCAAATTTGTACTTTTGACCAACTACATCGATGGATGGATTAAGTGCATTTAATCCACCAATTGAATTTACCTGCTCTAAGATAAGTCCTGTATCATCTCCTAGTGGAGAAAATATAGTCACCTCAAAAAGGTTAGGTTGAACTGGTTCGTACCTTTGGCTACTGGCCCTTGATTGGGTATAATGTGGTAACGGCATAATTTATATTGTTTTTTTATATATTCGTCTTACTTAATCTCTTATTGGAAGTTTCCTGAACTAATTGCTCCAGTTCTTAAAATAGTTGTTCTCTGTACAAGAATTTCCATTCCTCTTACTGGCTCAATATATGTATCAAGGATACCTACATTCTGGTCAATTACTTCTGGAGTGTTATTTGTTTCATCCATTATATTTCTATAATCATAAACACCATCATCGTTTTGAACAGTTGATAAGAAATTATCAGCTAACGTTTTTATTTCTAATCTAGTTTGAGCTGTATTAAATTCGAATAAATAGTTTTTAAGAATTGCATCTATACCATCTTGGATATAAATAACAACCTCTCTAACATTAATTGAACTTAATGCAGACTTCGGAACCTGTTGTGCAGTTTTATTTGCAAATATAGTTGGTCCTGTTCCACTTTGGAATACTATTGGATTTAATCCGAACGGTTCTAAGTAGTAACGATCATCTTGATCAAGATTAATTTCTAATCCTACAACCCCATTTCCACCTATTACTCCACGCCTTACACCAGCCACGATTGACCAAGGTAATGCATTTTCGTATTTAAGTATGTAATTATTAGATACATACGCAGCAGGAGGTACACTTATATTCTTTCCTAAATCCCTAACAGTTATAAACGGATAGTAGTATGCTCCCCATGATCCACCTGCTGTTGCGGATGGTAATGAGAATCTTGTAGTTGGATTCAATGAAAGATTTCCACCTTCAGATATAAACTTAGATGATAAACCACCAGTTAAATCTGTAAAGCTTGGATTTGTATTTGCTTTAAAATCTTTAGCAGATGGTGCGTTAACAATTGCTAATGCATTTTTTCTACCAGCACATAAATTAGTATAAACAGATTTACAATTTGCTTCTATTCCATTTCCGAAAGTATCTACTACATAACGGAAGTTAATAGTTTCTTTATCAGTTAAAGCTTTATATAAATTTGTTCCACCTAAAATTGGGGATAAACATGTATTTTGTCTAGCATTTGTTCCATTTGGTACATGTTTAGTTGGTATTAAATTAAAACCTGGTAAAGTAAATATGTTAAGATAATCTACCCAACTATCAATTGGATAATATAATTCTACTTTTCGTTGTGTTCCAATAAGTGTTACATCGACTTCAGATTGACATGTTACTAACAATGCTGTTGCATTTGCTGGTATAATAGCAAAGTCTGAAGTTTTTAATCCACCTTGTACTTCGTTAATTCTAGTTAATCTTGAGTGACCACTTACAGTTCCTTCATCATGTACTAAATAATTACCCACTACTATATCAGCAGCTTCTGGTGAAGTTGCATCAATTAATATTTGATTGGGAAATAATCCACCTGCTGAAGATTTTGGTTCATTTACAGAATCACCTATAATATCAATACCTAGATTAAGAGCACCTTTTAAA